GCGTGACAGGAGAGCAGCGCGTGAACAAGCCACGGACCGAGAAAACCGCCGCTTCAGGGCCGGTCGGCTGCAGCGCCTTGTTAGCGCTCCGTTCGTCAGGGTACACCCCGGGACTGCGCTCAGTCACTACTCTCGCCCTTTCTTTTCTACGCGCTCGGATCTCCCGTGCCGACGGTGATGGACTGCCACCATGCTTCAGTGGAGCCGCCCTCATGCTCTCTTGGGCGCGCCACGGTACTTTCCCAGCCTTCATGCGGTGCGCTGCGGGTGGGGCTGCTCTCCTGATGGCACCACTGCGCTTTCACCGCCTTTAGGCGGGCCACCCGATGGCAACTCCTTGGGCCTTCCTCGGTCCCGTGGGTAGTCGTTATCGGAAATTGTAGTTTCTTGGTCCTAAGTCATTGAAATATAATGGCAGAATTCTATTCCAGATAATGTCTATTAAATGACGAACGTACGTAGATGCTGGGTTCATGCTGTGGTGCCGCCATTGGCAGCCTGCATAGACAACGTCATGATCCTGTGGTTTCTGCTGGCTTCGCGCGGATATAGACCGTGCGGGAGGCTTCAGACATGGGCTCGGATCAACAGAGCTCGGAGGAATATCAGATGTTAACAAATCATCAGCAAATCGTTGCTGACGAACAGGGCTCTCCTGAGTCGGACCCTGATGGTAAGGATGCGCATGAGCTAGGCGCGAAACTGGATGCTGGCAAGAATCGTCTCGGTCTCGTGCTGCTAGGGTTCGCCCGCGCGCTACAGGAGATCGGTCGAGTCGGAACTTATGGTGCCAGTAAGTACACAGACTACGGGTGGATAGAGGTCGAAGATGGCGAGCGGCGCTATACCGACGCCCTTTTGAGGCACCTGTTCGCCGAAGCGACTGGCGAATGGTGTGATCCTGACAGTGGGCTGTCACATGCTGCGCACGCGGCGTGGAATGCTCTGGCTAGGTTAGATTTGATGTTGAGAAAAATATAATGCGGAGTTTTTAACAAAAAGACTTGCATCACTTATACTAGTATGCTAGTATTCTTGTAACGTCACAAAGTTGCGTTACACAACAAGCCCTGGCCCTGACAAGCCGGGGCTTTTGCGTTGGATGCGCGGCTAGACGTGCCGCGTGGAATAAGCAAGCCGGCAAGGCGATGGCCGTCGCATCGCCGGCTCTGACCACGACTACCTTCGGAGAGGTGCCATGGCTGCACGAGATTTTACCATAGTGTCCGGTGTGCTTGTTGAAAACCGTCGCTGCAAAACTTGCAAGCATGAGCCGCGCAATATTGGCGCATGCTCGACATCAGATAGGTGTCGTAGCTGTCTGAGTAATTGGATTGGGTCGCAGCGCGCTCTGCCGCTGTGGGTGCCGGAGTTTGATGTGGAAGCGGGGGTTGCATAAATGGATCCAATCACGATCACGGCGATTCTCTCTATCGGCGGCAAGCTTCTAGATCGTTTGTTTCCAGACCCTAAGAGCAAGGCTGAAGCTCAGATGGCGCTGCTGAAGATGCAGCAGGATGGCGAGTTCAAGGAGATCGAGGCTGAACTTCAGAGGTCAAAGCAGCAGACTGATATCAATCTGGCAGAGGCGCAGTCCAGCGACCCGTTCCGGGCTGGGTGGAGGCCGTTCATAGGCTGGGTATGTGGCGCCGCGTTTCTCTACGACTTTGTGGCGGGACCGCTGTGCGCACAGTTTACCAGCTTCGCTTTTCACCCGCTGGACATGGGCGAGATGATGCCGGTACTGCTTGGCATGCTCGGGCTAGGCGCCTATCGAACCTACGAAAAGACGACGCAGGTTAAAAAATGAGTGCCGTGATATCCGAGAGGCTAACCATCGGCAGCATTCCCGATTGGCTGAAGATCGGCGCTGTGATTGTTGCCACCGCAGCCGCGACCGGGTATAGCCAAGGTCAGCAGATGGCTGGTCTGGTCAAGCAGGTTGAGATTATGAGCGCCGAGCTGGTGCGTTTGCGCACTGCGTTTGATGCTACGACTAACGTCGTAGCTGCATCTGGCGCGCGCATAGACGCCATCTCCAGCCGCTTGGTTGCGCTTGAGGAGCGCATGGCAGAGCATGAGCGTGAATCGCGGAAGGTGGCTCCGTGAGCGCTCTCAAGTTATCAGAGCCGGATTTGAAAGCCTGGCTAGCGAAAGGAGTCTCCGCTGGGAAGATAGCGCGTGACATGGGTATGGATGCGCGCTCTCTGCGTAAGCGCATTAAGCGTATTCTAAACACGGCCACTCCAGCGGTCCAGGAGCCACCGCCCGCTTTGCGGGCAGTCGATGCTCTGCTCGCGGAGCGCAAGGCCAAGTACCACCAGAAGGCGCTACACGAAGCGGCGCGTCAGCTTATTCCTGTGACAGTGCACGACAAGGATCCAATTGGGATCGTCGTGCTGGGCGACACGCACTTGGACGACGACGGTACCGATTTAGCGGACGTGGAGCGCCACATGCAAATCATCCGCAAGACCGCCGGCATGTACGCGGCGTCAGCCGGGGATCATAGCAACTGCTGGGTGGGCCGGCTCGCGCGCCTCTATGCGGAGCAGAGCACGTCTGCGGAAGAGGCGTGGCAGTTAGTTGAGTGGTTTATTGATGGGTTGGCAGGGAAGATTATTTTTCTGATAGGTGGCAACCACGATGCTTTTCTAGGAGCAGGCGATCCTATCAAATGGATCTCGCGTCAGCATAACGCGCTTTACCAGTCGAGCGAAGTGCGCTTAGAATTGTGCTTTCCGAACGGTGATCGAGTACGTGTCAATGCTCGTCACGACCACGCGGGTAAGTCGATTTACAATCCGGCGCATGGCGTGATGAAGGCAGCGACGTGGGGAACACGTGACCATATCATCATCGCCGGGCATAAGCATATCTCTGGATATGGTGTTCTGAAAGACCCAGAATCCGGCAGAACGTGCCATTCGATTCAGGTGGGATCGTTTAAGGTGTATGATAGGTATGCTAGAGAGCGTGGGTTCCGTGATCAGACGCTTTCGCCTAGCGCAACCATTATCATCAACCCTGTGCTGCCAGAGACGCACCCTGACAAAATTAAGCTGTTTTGGCAGCCCGAGGAAGGAGCGGCATATCTCACGTGGCTGAGGAGCCGCGTATGACTACGACGCGGGTAATCCCAGATTTGCGTCTAACTGACGGCGCGCCTGCTAGAATGCACCCTCTGTACTCGACCCACGCGGCAAAAGCGTTTGTCCAGGCCGAGCGGCACCTAGTGTTGGCGCTGCGCTACGGCAGTGAGAGAGAGGGCTGGATGTATCAGATTGCGATTGTTGATGCACATATTTGGCTTAATAAAGCCTTAATCCATTAAGATAGGAGAGATTCTGAAGATGGCTAACAAGAAAGGCCGTGGCGGAAACTCTGGAAACATGAACGCACAGATGCGTGCGCAGATGAAGAAGATGCAGAGTGAAGAGCGTGGAGAGCCCGCTGGCATGATGGGCAAGCAGGGCAAGAAAGCTACCATGCGCGTGAAGAAGCCTGGGAAGCCTTGCTGATCCATGTCGTGCTCATGTGCAAAGCTCAAGCCTGGTGCGCTCTGGCAGCATAAAGTCGATCAGAATATCGCAACTATCGTCTCGCGCTTGCCGGAAGATCATGTGTTGATCTCAGTTCCGCTAGAGAACGTCAGAGCCATATCAGAGATAGAGTTGGCTGAGACTCACGATTATGTAGGGCGTCATCATGGCCGATGAGAAGAAGTCTAGAGGTTTCCAACCCGGTCACAAGCTTTGGATGAGACGCAACCCGAAGACCGGGCATCGGCCATCCATATTCAAAACGCCTGATGCATTCTCTGAAGCGTGCAAAGAGTATTTCGAATGGGTAGAGTCGAATCCTTTATTCGAGGAGCGGCTGTTTCAGCACAATGGCGAGGTGATCGCGGGCGTCGTATCGAAGCCGCGCGCGATGAGTATCAGATCAGCATGCTTGCACATGGGCATTAGCGACGAGACATGGTTCAATTATCGCAAGCGGGCTGAGTTTAAGGAAGTCGTCTCTTGGGCTGAGGCGGTCATTTATACTCAGAAGTTCGAGGGTGCGGTTGCAGGACTTATGCATCCAGTGATCATAGCGCGAGAGCTTGGGCTGCGAGAGCAAGTAGACAACACGCATTCGGCACCTGGCGGCGGACCCATTCAGTACGAGGACATGACTGATGCAGAGCGCAGAAGCCGCATCATGGACCTCCTTAACGACGACGGAGTTAAGTCATCGTCTGGACCAATTGACCTCGGATCAGCTCTTGGATCTGCATCAGCTCCTAGAGGCAGAGGCAAAGCAAAGCCAACTCGTTAAAGCGCGTGAGTCATTTATTGCTTACGCGCAACGTGTCCGGCCTGATCTGATTATAGGTCGGCATCATCGGCTTTTGGCTCGCCGTTTCGAGGCGATTCTCGCGGGCAAGCTGAAACGGCTGATGATCTTCATGCCGCCAGGGCACTCGAAGTCTCTGATGGGATCTATTTTGCTTCCCAGTTGGTACCTGGGCAAGCACCCGCAGCGCCGAGTTTTGCATATCTCTCATACGGCTGAATTGGTACAGGGCTTTGGTCGAGAGGTCCGCGATCTCTTACAGACTGAGGAGTATCGGGAGATTTTCCCGAATGTGGAACTTCGACCTGATGTCAAGGCGGTCGGGCGCTGGCATACGACGCATGGTGGTATCTACACGGCGGCGGGCGTGGGCGGGGCGATATCAGGAAAGCGCGGTGATTTAGGGATCTTAGACGACGTTATTTCCGAGCAGGATGCTTATAGCGAGACAGCTCGCAGAACATTTAAGCAATGGTATCCTGGAGGGTTCCGAACGCGCTTGATGCCTGGGGCGCCGATAATATGGATTAACACACGCTGGTCCTATAATGACCCTGCCGGATGGGAACGAGAACAGGCGGAGGAGCGTGGCGAGGCTTGGGATGTCGTGGAGCTTCCAGCTATCCTGGATGATGCGGCGGCAACCATCCTGGGAGATGGCGCTAAGGCAGGCGAGGCACTGTTCCCGGAACTATGGCCGCTCAAAGAATTAGAGGCCATCAGGGCCGAACTGCCTCGGTCGCAATGGGAAGCGCTCTATCAGCAGAAGCCAAGACCTGAAGAAGGTGGTATCCTAAAGCCCGCCTGGTGGAAGCGATGGCCTAACGGCAAGCCCATGCCACATGCTCTGCACATCGTACAGAGTTGGGATACGGCTTATTCGACGGAAGCGCTTAAGAGCAACAGTTATTCTGCTCGTTCTACATGGGCAATTTTCGAGGACGAAAATCGCGGCTCTGGAATGCATGCCATGTTGCTATTGGAAGCCTGGCGTGGCCGAGTAGACTATCCTGAACTGCGCCGCGAGGCCATGAAAGCATATATGGATTACAAGCCAGACCGGGTGCTAGTCGAAAAGAAGGCGTCTGGTCTGAGTCTGGTACAGGATCTCAGAAAATCTGGTCTGCCAATCAGCACCTACCAGCCGGACCGCGATAAAGTGGCTCGGGCATACGCAGTACAGGCGATGCTGGAGAGCGGACAAATCTGGGCTCCTGAGAGACGGTGGGCGGACGAGTTCATTCAGGATCTAGCGCAATTTCCGAATGGGGACTCGAAAGACTGGACAGATACGGCGACACAAGCCTGGCTGCTTCTGCGCAACGGGCATTGGCTGCACCATCCAGATGATAAGGACGATGAGCCTGAGCAGACGCGCAGGAGCTCACGAGCGCCAGCATACGGTTAAAACATGACACAAGATCCAATCAGTGAAGACGATGCGTTGAGTCCCGATGCTTTGCAAGGCATGGATTCTAGCCTGCTTACCCCGGAAGAGCGCACCGCGCTGGCAGCGATTAGCCCGCCCGAGCCGGAAACGGATCAAACTTGGTATGCGAACCTCGCGGATCAGGTGGATGAGAGTACGCTTGGCCGCATTGCCTCGAAAGTCATCCAGTGGACCAGGTTGGACGATGAATCCCGCGCCGACTGGAGGGTGCGAGAGGCAAAGGGAATCCAAATGCTCGGAGTAAGCGATACCGACAGACTCCCGGGCGCCACATTCGAGGGAGCGTCTCGTGTCGTGCATCCTGTGTTGGCCGAGGCTGTCATCCAGTTCCAGGCCCGCGCTATCGCGGAACTGTATCCTCCTGAAGGACCCGCGAAAGCTGTCGTGCTCGGGGATCCGACTGATGAGCTTGAGGCGCAGGCCACGCGCGTTGAGGACTATCTCAACTATCAGTATACGCGCCTGATGCCTGGCGCTTTCCAGGCACAGGATAAGCTTTTGTTCAGGCTACCGCTGTCTGGCTCGTGCTTTAAGAAAGTATTCGAGGACACCCTGGAGGGCAGCAGAGCCTCCGTGTTCGTGGATCCTCAAGATATGATCGTGCCTTATTCGGCCATTGATCTACGCACAGCGCCGCGGTATACGCACCGTATCAAGATGAGCCGTAACGAGACTCTGCGCCGCATGGCTGCGGGCGAGTATCGTCAGATCGATTTGCCTCACCCATGGGAGCCTGGGCTAATTTCAGATGATACGTTGCAGCAGGAGGTGGATAGCGCAGAGGGCCGCGAGCAGACGGATATGGCTGACGATCAACGTGATATCCACTTGGAGATGCACGTCGATTATGACCTTCCCGGCTTCGAGGACGTAGGTCCAGATGGCAAAGAAACAGGAATCGGTCTGCCTTATGTCATCACTGTAAATGAGCAGGGCCAGAAGGTCCTCGCCATTCGGCGCAATTGGAAGGAGAGCGACCCGCGCAAGCGCAAGCGCCTGTGGTTCGTCCACTACTCTTTCTTTCCAGGCTTGGGATTCTATGGGTTCGGATATTTGCATGTGATCGGATCGCTCACCGAGGCTGCCACTGGTAGCTTGCGTGCGCTGCTTGATTCAGCTCAGTTTGCCAATCTGCAAGGCGGATTCCGCGCAGCAGATGCCAAATTCAAGGAGGTTGGGGAAGACGGAGTAGTATCTCCTGGGGAATGGATTCCCGTAGAGATGGGTGCAGACGATCTTCGCAAGGTCTTCTTCCCAATGCCGTACAAGGAGCCGTCTGAGACGCTGATTAAGCTGCTTGGGCTCTTGGATGAGATGGGCAGGCGCATTGCGAGCACTGCCGAGCTGTTGGTCGGTGAGGCGAACAACGCAGCCCCCGTGGGATCTACCATGGCGCTTATTGAGCAGGGCCTCAAAGTATACACGGCCATCCATAAGCGTCTGCATATCGCCATGGGCGAGGAGCTGAATCTGGTAGCAAGCCTCAACGGAGAGATGCTGCCAGAGACCCCATATCCATACCATGTAAGCGGCAAATCGCTTCAGATCATGCGCGCGGACTTCGATGAGCGGGTGGATGTAATCCCGGTCTCCGATCCTAATGTCGTGCTTGGGATGCAGCGCATCGCGCAGATCCAGGCCGTGATGCAACTATCCACCCAGGCCCCTGACATCTATGATCGGCGCGCGGTTCATAAGCGCATGCTGCGTGCGCTTCAGATTGCGGATCCTGATGAGATTCTGCCTGACAAGACACAGACGCCGCGCATGGATCCTGTGAGCGAAGGAGCATCCGCCATGATGGGTAAGGCCATCAAGGCATTCCAAGATCAGGATCATGGCGCGCACTTGACTGTGCATCAAATGCAGATGCAGGCGCTACCACAGCCTTTGCAGGGCACGGTCGGCCCGGCGCTTCAGGCGCACATTGCCGAGCATTATGCGCTCGCTTATATGATGCAGATGATCGCGCAGATGGACATCATGCTGCCCATGCCGAATGCTGAGGAAGAGAGTCAGCAGCCAAGCATTCCTCCTGAGCTTGACGCGATGGTTTCATCCAGGGCTGCGCTGTTGGTACAGCAGCAGATGGCCGCGATGCAGCAGGCACAGCAGGCTCAGGTCACCGCACAGCAAGGAACGGTGCAGTGATTGGCGAGTTCGTTGTGGCGGTTGCTCGCATCGTCAATGAAGACATTGCGTCTGAGACGACGTATTTGGCGGATGGTAAGGCCATGAGCCTTGATGATTACAAGCTGCACGTCGGCGTCCGTAAGGGGTTGAGGAAAGCCCTGGAGCGGATGGCTGAAACCAAGACAAAGCTTTTCGAGATCGCGGATCTTGATGAGTAGTTGCACCGCGAACCGGCATGGCGCCGGTTTTTACGCTCGTCGTAAGACGCGCGAACCGTTGTTTAATGACCCATGGAGTTACCATGAATGCAGTAGTAGAAGTACCTGAGATTAGCTCTAGCATCATCTTAGAGGATATTCCTGAGGATATCCTGCCGAAGCCTGTAGGCTGGCGTATGTTGATCGAGCCCATCAGGGTAGAGGAGCGCACGAAAGGGGGATTGTATCTTCCCGACCAGGCGAAGCAGGCGAAAGAGTATCTTCGCTATATTGGTTACGTTCGCGCGCAGGGAGAGCTGTGCTACCGCCACCACAAGTTTGCTGATCCGGCTACGGGGCTGCTTGGTGCGCCATGGTGTGCTGTTGGTCAGTGGATTGTGTTCAACCAGCATGAAGGCCAAGAGGTGCAGGTTCGCGGTCCAAATGGCAAGCCTATTAAGCTGCGTCTGATCAATGATGACGCGGTGTTGGCTGTTGCGCCTAATCCAGAGGCTTTGCTGATTTACGTGTAACTGACAGTCTCTCTAAGAGGCTGAATTAGGACATTGCTAATGCCCGTCGTGAGACGCGCGAATCCGATAGTGCCGCTACTATGCGGCCCATGGAGTTTATATGACCTCGAATGAGGAGGATCTGGACTTAGAAGAACAGGTTCCAGATGAACAGGCGGTTACGCCTGAAGAAGATACGCCCCAGGAAGAGATAGAACCAGCATCGAAGTCGGCGCCAGTCAAGCCTCGCATGGTCTCCTATGAGGAGGCTCAGCGTATGGCTCAGAAGCGCATTGATAAGATCACGTATGAGCGCAACATCGAGCGCGACGCGCGCGCAAGAGCCGAGCAGGAGCGTGACGAAGCGCGCACGATTTTGAACGAACGTTCACAACAGCATCAAAAAGCCAACGTGGAGGCGCTTAAGCGCGAGCGTGAGACGATAAGGCAGCAGCTTAAGGCTGCGTATGATACAACCGATTACGAAGCTGTTACGGCGCTACAGGATCGCCTGGCGGACGTAGCAGCCGAGATGCGGTTTGCGGACAGAAGTGAGCCCGAGCGTCCGCGGGAGAGTGCGCCGAAAAAGGACGCGCCTCAGCAGAGCCAACAGGAGCCACAGCAGAGTCAACAGCTTCATCCAGATACTCAAGAGTGGTTGTCACGTAACGCATGGGTAAATGACAAACGTAACCGATCCGTGTACGCTGCTGCGTATGCTATCACTCAGGATCTTGCTGAAGAAGGATATGATATTGGGCCGGATCTGTATGCTGAACTGGATCGTCGTCTTGAGCAGGATGTGCCGCGCATTAAACAATTGCGCAACGGGGCGCGTACTGCTCCAGCCAAATCTGGATCTCCTGTAGGTGCGCCATCGCGCGGCGCGGACGGAGCGGCAGCAGGCAATAAAGCCAACGGATTGACCAAGGACGATCTCGTAAGTATGCGCAAGTTTGGGATGGACCCGATGAATCCTTCCCATCGCAAGCAGTGGTTGCAAAGCAGGGGTGATTGATAATGAACGACAAGATTACAGGGATCAAATCACAGGCCGCGCACCTGAGCGCGCAGGATCAGCTCATTGATATGAGATCCGACTTCGAGCAGATGAAGAGGCTCGTGGCGGCCCAGGCTTCTGAGATAGAGCGCTTGAGCGCTCGGCTCTCGCGTGATCAGGAATCTCGCGCCATGGAAGAGGTTCATGAGGATTACGGCGATGTATGGGAGGCACAGGGTATTTTGGACACTCGCACCATGCCTGCCCGACCCGGCTATGTACAGCGCTGGGTGCGCACTATGCAGACTGGAGAGCGCGGCGGCGACGATGCGATCAACATCGCCAAGCGCTACAACCAGGGCTGGCGCCCGCGCGCGGCATCGACCATCCCTGAAGGCGCGCAATGCCCGACCATCAAGTTCGGCCAGTACGGTGATGTGATTGGCGTGCAGGGCATGATCCTGATGGAGCGTCCAGAGCAACTGCACCAGCGCTATGCGAACCAGGTTCGTGAGACTGGCAGAGCGCAAGAGCGCAGTGTCAAGGAAAGCTTCTTGCGCGATGTGCCTCGTGCGCAGGGCGTAATTCCGGATATCTCGCTCAAGCGTCATTCTACCCGTGGGCGTCCGATTGAGGTTGCTTCAGATTAGAATTGCAGGGCTGTTAAGCCCCGGCTAGGTGAAATACCAGGCCATGCTGCCGCTATATTCGGCTGAACCGCAGTATCCAGTGTTACAACGCTGAATCTCTTGCAGGTCGCTGGAGACGCCTCATCGCCTCCTGAACCCAACAGTTGTATTTCATACATCATTTTTTGGAGGCTTTCTTATGAGCAACGTCAATGCGCCGTGCGGCTTAAGGCCGATTCGGCATGCATCAGGTGGAATCACGAGGATCTCGGTATATTCCATCGCCTCCACGTATAACACCGCCATCTACACCGGTGATAGCGTGGAACTCACCAACACCAGCAACCAGATTGCGCAGGCAGCGGCAGCCAATCCCGATAACATAGGCACGTTTGAAGGGTGCTCTTGGATTGATGCGACAGGCGCCCCCAAGTGGTCGCCCTATTGGCCGGGCGCACAGACCGGTGTTACCGACATTAAGGCGTATGTTTCTGATGACCCGATGACCATATTCGTAGCACAGGTCGGAAACAGTTCTACTACGGGTCTCAACATCGCCGATCTCGGCCAGCTTTTCGATTGGGTGGTCGCGTCCGGCAGCACCAAGACCGGGCTGTCCGGTAATTACATCAACCCAACGCCCATCGGCACCGCCGGTGGTAGTGTACGCATTTTGCGGCCCGTCAACGCACCCGATAACGTGGTAGCGGCCGCTGGTAGCACATCGATCTGTCTCAAAGTCGAGTGCATGATCGTTGAGCACGTGCTGAATCCTAACGCGGATAGTGGCACAATCGCTGGCGCGGGAGGAATCTGACAATGATTAATCGTTCTAATATCGTCAAGCTGTTACAGCAGGGCGTCAATGCCGTTTTCGGCCTCGCTTACGCGGAGATTCCCGAGGAGTGGCCGATGGTATTTGATATGTCAAATTCGGCGAAGGCGTTCGAAGAGGACGTGCTTGCTACCGGGTTCGGCGCGGCCGTGGTCAAGGAGGAGGGCTCGGACTTCACGTTCGATGAGGCTCGCACCGCTTGGGCTGCGCGTTACACTCACAACACCATCGGGCTCGGCTTCATCGTCACCGAGGAAGCCATCGAGGACGACCTCTACAACGTTGTGGTTCCCAAGTACGGTAAGGCCATCGCACGCTCTTTCCGGCAGACTAAGGAAATTTACGCGGCCAGCGTTCTTAATAACGGCTTCACGACTTTCCTCACGGGAGACGGTGTGGCGCTGTTTAGCACCGCGCATCCCACGGTCGGTGCCGGAAACTTCGCTAACATGTTGGCAACTCCCGCTGACCTTTCGGAAACCTCTCTAGAGGATATGCTCATCCTGATCCGCAAGTGCAAGGATGATCGTGGTATTCCGATTGCGCTGCGTCCTCTTAGGTTGATTATTCCTCCTGACGAGGAGTATAACGCTATTCGCTTGACCAAATCGGATCAGCGCACCGGGACTGCTGACAACGATATCAACGCCATTAAGGCGAAGGGTATCTTCCGCACCGATCCGGCCGTGCTGACCCGCCTGACCGATCCTGATGCTTGGTTCATCAAGACCGATGCGCCGGAAGGCGCCAAACTCTTCCAGCGCGTTGCGCTTGGCAAGATCAAGGTGGTCGAGGACCCGACCTCTGGGAACGTTATTAACAGGGGTAGAGAGCGTTATAGCGTCGGAGTAACCGATGCCCGATCGTTGTTTGCGTCAGCCGGTGCAGGCTGATTTCTGAGGTAACAGACTTTATATTGTTCCGCCCTTCGCGTATCATTGGATCTTCCAATGATACCGAGGGCTGAGCAATGTCTGTCTGTAGCATCTGTAGTAAGCCAGCAAAAGCACATGACCTTTGTGGCAAGCATTACATGCGCATGAGGAGACACGGAGATCCTGAGTTTGTCAATCGGCCCGCCGATTGGGGTATGCGATCTAATGCGCTGGAGAGGGCGAGCGCTGCCAAAGATAGGATTTACGAAAGACTGTTTGCTGAGCAAAATGGTCTGTGTGCTATCTGTGGAATGCCAGAAACCTGTACAGCACAGAATGGTCACGAGTTCCGGCTGGCAATAGATCACTGCCATGAGAGCGGGCAGGTTCGCGCCCTGTTGTGCTTTGCCTGTAATGCGGCGATTGGCATGATGATGGAAAACCCGGAAAGGATGCGAAAAGCTGCTGAATACTTGGAAAAGCACGTAGAAAAGCAGCATCCTGAATGGATATCAGATGAACTCAAGCCTGCGCCGATGCGCAAGTGTTCAGTTGATGGTTGCAACAGAATCCATGAGAGTTATGGCTATTGCCGAAAGCATCACAGGCGCATAATAGCCGGCAGAACAATGGAACCGCATGTTTGCAAGCAATGCGGTAATCCGATGCCGGATAGCGCTAGAATCATTGCCAAGTTCTGTTCCGCTTCCTGTAAAATGAAATGGCATCGCGCGCAGGGCTGCTATCAGTCTGATGTTCTGGCGCAAGCCAGTGTCAGAAAGTGCAGCGTAGATGGCTGTGACCGCCCGCACCAGGCGCAGGGCATGTGCCGCCGTCATTATATGCAGAAGTGGCATGCCGAGCATCCAGGAGCGAGCCACAAGAGCCAAGATGCAGCTTAACTATTCACACATAATTTGTTTTAACCGGAGGCCGACCGGCCTTCTCCTTTCACCTTTGCGTAATGGGGGAACATATCCCCTACGAGCGCATGGGCTCATTACGAGGGTTATACCATGACGACGTTTTCAGATACCGTTTATCACCAGGGCGGCCTGCCGGTTGGCGGTAGGCTATCTCAGGGCAAGGCCATTCACCTCAAGCCGTATTCCGGGGCGGACGGCAACCGTGGAAACACTCCGAAGCGGGCGATCAAGACGCTTGCCGAGGCTGTCTCGATTGCCACGGCTGATCAGAATGACACGGTGTACATGTATGCCGAGTCGAACACGGCGGGCAGCACTACCGATTATCAGTCTGCCACGCTGGCTTGGAATAAAGACGGCGTGCACCTCATTGGCGTCAACTCCAGCAACATGGTGGCGCAGCGCTCGCGTATCGCGCAGCTTTCCACTGCGACGGGAATCGCGCCGCTGGTCACGTGGTCCGCGAACAACTGTTTCGTATCCAACATCCACATCTTTCAGGGCGTTGCCGACGCGACCTCTATCGGTGCTCTCAACGTGACCGGCATGAGGAATCATTTCTACCGCTGCCACATAGCCGGCATGGGCGACACGGGCGGCACCATGGATGTTGTGAACAATTACTCGTTGCAGGTTACTGGCTCAGAGAATTTGTTCGAAGAGTGCGTTATCGGACTCGACACTACGGCCAAAGGCACCGCTGAGAACAGCGAACTGCGGCTTCAGGGTGGCGCTACCCGCAACGTCTTCAAGAATTGCCTGTTCATTACCTACGCCGAGGCGAATACTCACCAGTTCCTCATTGTTCCTGTGAACGGGCTGGACCGTTTCACGCTCTTCGATCATTGCATGTTCATCAACATGCCTACCGGAACTGCGTCTGGCACGACTATGACGGAAGCGTTCGATATTACTGGGGGTGGCAGCCCGGATGGGTTGCTGATCCTTAAGAACTGCACGCTGATTGGAGCGACCGATTGGGAAGCCAACACCGAATCTGGCAAGGTTTGGATTGATGGCGGAGCTCCGACGAACAATACGAGCGGCTTGGG